TGAGCGACATCAGGATATATAAGACCATGCCAAGGCCAACAGACGTCGAAACAATCAAAAAGATAAACAAAGCTGCTGACTACCTCTATCTAGCCTTAGATCATATGGAAGACCTGCTTGAACCCATGGCTGTTGATAGTGAGAGTGAGGCAGCAGACGGCATAATCACAGCAGTCGAGCAACTACAGGTAGCATCAGCCACCATGGACGCTCTCGAGCGCATGCTTCATGCACAGGCGTCGCCGAGCACAACCAAACCGCCGCCGTCGTCGGCTGAGGGCGTGCTTAGGAAAGACCCTAGACGTCGTAAGGCTTCGGCGATGAGGCGCAGGTCACGCTGACGACCCGGCTGAGGGCGGGGTGGTCACGCGTTTTTTTCGCGACGGCTGGTAGGGGCCCTCTAGACGGCTTCTTTGGGGGCTTCTTTGGGGGCTTCTTTGGGGGCTTCTTTGGGGGCTTCTTTGGGGGCTTCTTTGGGCCCTGTGGCAACATGTGTAGAGCCCTCCTGGGGGGCTTGCCTTAGGCACTTCCCACAAAAATTTCTAGAGATTTTTACAACTGCCAGTCACAATCCGCGTGTTGCATGTTGGGTATGTTTAGCACTGTTTTGGACATACAGTATACGCTTGGTCCCACGCTTCACCGCAAAAATTTCCCCAGAATTTCCCGAGCCCCACCCCGGCAATCACTCAAGAAATTTTCATTATCATTATTTTCATCAATCGTGTAATTCGCGAACGGATGTGATAAAATAGTTTAAATGGTTATCGATTCTGCAGGCCAAGTGATTAGCTACTGCGGTTGTGGAATACACACTTGCTGGCAAAATGGCACAGGACTTCAATTTGAAAACACGGATGACATCGACACCAAGTGGTTCGCTGATTACTTTGCGTGGGATTATAAGCAGAGCGCTTTCATTACATCACGTCCAGGCAGAACCCGCGCCGTTGTGTTCGTCTCCCGAGCTGTCTCCCGAGCAACCAAAAACCCATCAGTGCGATAAAATCTGTTTAAACTGGGGTAAAATATAACATGCAACTACAGGCCAACGATCATATAATCAGTGAATGTGATTGTGATAAAGAAGCCAATCACCCCAACGTCTGTGGTTTAAACGACTCAGGCCTTTACTCCGAAAAACTCAGCCCTTTTGACAAAGATTGGTATACCCGTCGCTATGTTTGGGATTACAAACAGCGTTGCTATATACCCCGGGACGTCAACCTGACGCCCATCACATGGTCGTCACGCGCGATTAAATCAGCACCCGTCCAACGTAGCTTCACCGGGCGCAGCTGGCGCAGCTTCACCTAGGCCTGACAGTTGTCTGACATTCCCGATTCCATCGTAAGTAGTAGGTAAACAGCATGAACTTCCTTGCAAAACAAGATAGCTACATTTCGGCCTGCTGGTGCCGTCGGCTCGACGGCGGCGGCGGTCCGTCACAAACGTATTGCACAATTACCCACGACGACAATTCCATTATGGAATCATATACCTGGAATCATGATTTATATGCGTTTCACCGTATCCCCAAGCGTGTAAAGCATGATGAAGATAACGCTGAAGATAACGCTGAAGATAACTTCGTGTCCATGGCTGACATATACACGTTAACGACGCAGGCATTGCTTGCAGGCACAGAAGCAGGCACAGAAGCCATCTACTTTTCAAGCAGACCAATAACCCCCTCAGCTGATGTGGCTTAAGCGTAACGATCATATGATGTTGACATGCGTATGTCAACAATGCCTGGATAGGCTAGCACGGTCCGATGGGTCCGGCGAGTTATCAGTATCGCGCATGTTTAAGCTTAGCGCTTATCAGCGCGCATACGAATTAATGACGCATTATGCGGGTCGCCCAAATTATTCTGCCAATACAATCGCGCATAAAATGATAGCCGACGCTGCCGGACGGGACGTTGACATGGTTTATCGAAGCGGCGTCGCCTTTCCCGTCAACCTAGAGATCTGGGTTTTCTCCAGCAGGCCGATAATATCAAGCGACGCAGGTGCTAGCCCCGACGGCGGTATCATTGTTGTAGACACACGGACAGTGCATGCAACTACTGCAACCATATCGACAGCCCCTGGCAGGTTTAGGCATTTCATGCAGTCACCCAAGCATTAACGACATAACACCATGGACCTAAATATTTCCTTCGACAACCTCAAGCAGGTGAACGTATTCATTGCGACGCAGCCGCTTTTCACAAGGGGCGCACAAGTGTTCATGACGGCAGAATTCTCACCCGGGCTTGAACTAGATAAGCGTATGTCTAGCAAGCTCAGCAGATTATATGGTGTCGCTCCTCATGTCACAATCCTACACGTGAAGTTACGTGCAGCGCGTGTCCCCTGCCAGCTCGCCGGCCTTGTCGGTCCCGAAGGCCCCACCGAAAACGTCGCAAACGAAGCCGATGCTTTAAGCTTAAGCGACGGAAATAAAGTAAGCTGGACTGACCAAATTATATGCACTGTCGATAATCCAACAGTTTATACGAGAACGTCTGTCATGTTAGACAAGAATCCTGATGCGGTTGGCGCATCTCCAGATCAATATAGAAAACACCTCGCATATAAAAAATGCGTGCATATCTTCAGCTCACGCCCAGTATATGAAACACCTTAGGTAAGCCAATGTTTTTAAAACTCGATGATATGGTATCGTATGGATGCCTGTGCAAAGACTGCGCTGATCAACTCGGTCCCATGATGACGCAAGGCGCCGCCAGCCCTCACAACCAAGCAGTTATGGCCCCCCCGCGGACCATACAGTTCGCCTGTACTCATTGACCACCTCGACCAAGCTCAATACGTGAATACGCGGTTTAACCTCAACAACCTAATAGGTGACAGCCATACTAAGCGCAATGCACGCCTTGATGATGAACGCAAAGCCCGTCGGGCGGTAAATCTAGATGTCGGCCCCTACGCACGCGAAAGATACATAGCGTTTGAAGTGTTGAAGAAAAGTCTTTATTCCCATCCGAGCGGGGGACATGCCGCCGGGCAACCACCACCAGACGACGCCTACAGTGCAAGCATTAGTCTTGAGCGTATCTGCTTTATTAGTCGACGTGTCACGTCGGACGTGTCACGTCTCGGACAACAGGTGAAGGATACATCTAGAATCATCCACAATGTCCCGTGTGCCGTTCAATATGAGCGACCGATGGATACCATTGCGCAATCAAGTATTGCACACGAGCAACACCACGCCCCCAGCACGCGTGACGTCGTGTGTGAACTGTTGTGATTTGTCGCAATTGAACATGATAAAAAATACCCGTTGTGAAATACAATTAACATGACACCCCCAAACATGAACAAAGAAAAACGATTTCGATTTTTAACCCGAGAAGAACTTGAAGACCTTGCATTGGTCGATGAAGGTGACAACACAAGCAATGCTGTTGTTGCTGTATGCTTATCACTTCCACATGGTGACCTAAATCCAGATCTATGGGACGAGTTTGAAGAGGGTCTTGCTGAATGGTCCCCTGAATCGGCTGGCCGTGTGGGTAATAACAAGCGAGACGCAAAAGATGATCTCATTGCGCTTGGGTGGCATGAAGATCTTGACATGGAAATTGACGAATCCAATTTTGAGGGTTCCTACTAATGGCACCTATACGTAGATCACGTGGTGACAACCTTTATAGCGGTGCGTACGCACTAGTGTGCTTGCTTTTCATGTTTGTTACGGCAATTGACTGTGGCACATATGAAGTCGAGCGCACTTGTAGGCTACAGGATAAGGGTAGGGTGAATTAGTTATGAGAAACTATAATTTTGCAAAGGGCGTTGTTGTTGGCCTACTCACGGCAATTATCGCCATTGTGCTTGGATATCAAGTGGCTAGTCCCATTTTGGATATCTTTGACGGCGCTTTGAGATTATATCTGTGATGACCATGATTTTTATGTTGACCATGATAACCACGGGTGTTTCGCTGGGCTTAAAGCTTGTGCTTCTTGCTATGATCGCGTATGCGTTTTCGTATTGTTTGCTCCGAGTGTTATGTTACGTATTCGATGCTTCGCAGCCGTGGATATCGAGCTGATGTATATTTACGATTATGTCATCTAAGAACAAGCTTCATACCGATGCTCTTCGACGCCTTATTCGAAAAGAGGCTGCTATTATCTTGAAGACAAAAAGTATTCTCGATGAAGCACGTGAGATTGCGTTACCATCTGGGCGCCTGCTGCCGCAAGATGAGCGAGACCAGCGCGTGTTTGATAGTGCAGATTATGATGCGCAATTGAATTCGTTGCTTAAGGCATACAATCAAGGTGATCAGAGCGAGCGCGCCATTGCAGACGCTATCGGTGAAGAGCTCGCGACCGATCCTGTTGAGTGGTTTAGGCTAACACGCGACTAGTTGAATCATATGATGATTATTGCTTCACACGGGATTTCGCTGGTGGGGATCGTCGCGATGATTGTATGGATTCTCGTAAGCGTATTCGGTATCTGCCTTATCAACGGGATATATCTTGGCGGAGGTTGGGATGGCGGTGTCGACGGGGATGGAGACTAATGGAGATTAACCTTGTGCACCACGTGTGGTGAGAGCCATGGTCGACCTCACGGAAGTTCACGGAAAGTGCCCCTGACGCAGCGTGACCGCGGTGAGAATCTCTAATAGGGGAAGTAAGAACAGCAATAATAGTGACGCACATGTTACAGCGAAATTTATCATGACGCGTTGTACAGCAAAAGTGAAAATCCTTAGGTAGGATGGTAGAATAGAGTAAGATGCAAATCTTTAAAATTCTCATTGAGCTTGGCCGTAACGCCAAGATTTTACTGTTTCTGGTGCTTTCGCTGTTTGCCGCTTTTCTTATTCGCATTTTCCGATCAGCGAATTCGCGCGACGAATAAGTCAACACCAGCCTAACATCTCTGTTGTCAATAAAGGCCGAGTGCAATGCACTCGGCCTTTTCTTTTGTATTGAGATATTGTGTGATAAGACGTTGTATAATTGTTTATATGACTACGCGCGCCAACGATTTCTGCATTTGGGATTCGTTTATCGGTGATCCCGTAGACGAACAGCGGCCGCCGGTGAGTACGAGCGTTTCGAATTACGGTCCCGTACTTGGAATGATGGCCGTGTTGTTTCCATTCTATAAGATGGAACACCGTAGAACAGTATACGAAGAGGGCCAAATACTCATTCTTACGAATCATTTGCACTTCAGTTCGAGGCGAGTGCATGAAACCTAAAGTTGATGATCATGGTATCGCAGCCATTAATGGCGAAGGCGCTTTATCAGCGATATCAGCAACAGGGTTTGCATGGTATTTTTACGCAACTGAATATGATAGTTGGGCATATGGTCCCTGGTATGCCATCGAGCCCGTTACAGATCGCGGAATACAGTACATTCACCTCTTTAGTTCTAGACGAGTGTGATATGTACACATGTGATGATAAAAGAGTCTGATATCGTTATTCGTAGGTTCGCCTGGCTACCGCCACCAAATAACGTTGAAAGACAATTACGACCGTTTCTAAAATGTGCCAAGGTAGAAAAAGAAGATTTCATGCTTGACAAATTATACGAAGCGTACAGATACATTAATCTCACGTTTTCATCTAGACGAACAAAATAGAGCAGAATATTATGGCACGTAATGCAAAACCAGACATAGATGCGAGCATCAATAAGATTGAAGATACGGAAATTGTCGAAGGACAGACGATGCCTAAATTAACAGGTCGACTTTCAAAGATACTTGATGATATGATCTGGGATCTGGAGCTAGCAATGGATACAAACGACATGCCTCTTATTGAAGCTGTGATTGTTAGACTTTACAGACTCAAGACGAAAACTCAAAACACAGCTGCTAATATTTTTCTGGAATCCAACAATCATATGGATTATCCAGAGGTTACTGAGGCGAAACAGGTCGAAATCGAGTTTGATCTGAAACGCTACGGCCTATAACGCTTAGGTGTATCGAACAATGAGACGTTCAAAAAACAAGAAAAAGCTTCGTAAGATCATCATCCAAGTTGAACGTCGTCGTCGACGAGCACTCAAAAAACTACGTAAGCAACGTAAACAAAGGTAGACATGGGCAAACAAGTAAAAAAAGTAGTATCGCATCCTGCGTGCTCGAAGACAAAGGCACGAATTAATAAATGTCACTGCGCTTGCAACAGTGACAGCGAAGTATGTTGTGCATGTCACTTTTGTGATTGTGTAGCATGTGGATGCGAGCATTGCGATTGTGCATGCTCTAGTGGCGCAGCGGACTAATGCACAGAATTCTTTCGATTGATGGTGGTGGTGTCCGCGGTATTGTGACTGCAGGGTGGCTCGATGCGTTACGGATACAATTCAAGCAACCCGTTCATGAACGCTTTGACATTGTCGTGGGTGTAAGCGTCGGCGCAATTTTAGCATGTATGGTATCAGCAGGGTTAACAGACCCGCCAATCAAAAAGCCTGCCTTTGAAGGTCAGCCTGAACGCCTTTATACTGACGATCTAATTCTTCAGGCTACCACAATTTTTCCAAGTGGGTGGAGGAGATTTACAAGCTATTTTTTGCGCATGTTCAAGCAAGGTATATCTGCCCCGAAGTATGATCATAAACCCCTTGAGCGTGCACTCAAAGATTACTTCGGTGATATGCGCTTTGGTGATCTAAAAACAACAACGCTTATTCTCGGATACGACACAATCGATAGGCGCGCATTAGTCTTCAAAAGTGATGACCCTAGGCATAGCGATTTGTTTGTCTGGGAAGTTGCGATGGCATCCGCTGCCGCACCAACATATTTTCCATCTGTTAAAATAGTTGCTGAGGATAAAACGCTGTCTGTTATCGATGGGGGCATAGTCGCTACGAATCCTGTTCTTTGTGGTATTGCAGAGGCCAAATCGCGAGGCAGTTCACTTGATAGTATTATCGCAGTATCCTTAGGCGCAAACAATTCTTCTCCGAAAATTTCGCTCAAAGAGGCTCAAGAGTGGGGTCGGATACAATGGGCGTTAAAGGGATTTAGTCATTCCCCCATCCTTGGGGTGCTGTTCGACGGGCCTGATGATGCTAACAATTATATTGCCAAGCAATTAGTTGGGCCACGCTACTTGCGCCTTGCGCTACCAAGCATCGGAATTGAAATGGACGATGCATCAAAAAAGGCTGTTAAAAAGCTTCAATCGGCGGCCAGCTCTCATCTTCGCTCTTCTGTTGGCGTAAGTTGGATGAGGTTGCTCAAAACATTGCTATAGTATTGTGCATATGGAAAATCTTTCGCTAGACGATGAGTTTGTCTTTGGACAACTTTGTCAACGTGGCGCCATGATTTTTTACTTGTTTAGAGATTTTCGGCCAGGCGAATTCGACGAGTTTGAAGTGGGTATTGTCATTGAGTCCAGCTCGGATATCTTTGATGTTCAATGGTGTGTTATTCAATCAACCAGCGGTTGCGACGGACTACTTTTTCACGATCGCTACACGCGTGGACGATTACCTGAGGGGCGTTGGCAAATGCTGAATGGCGGGATAATTGACGCAAATGATTTTCGGAGTGAACTTTGCTGGAGCTCGATGCCGGTGTCGACCAATTAAGGATAGTTAGTTACATGAAACTCAAAGAAGAAATTAAACTTCGAAATATCATTCGCAAAATCCTTAGGGAAACATGCCCCAAAACCAATAGAGGATGGGAGGGATATGATGTTGATCCGCATGAAGCAAATGGCGATATTGATGCAGGATACGCTGCAGCATATCATCAACAGTTTGAAGACGCTGTGGCTGCAGCAGATCACCTTGCCGAAGATGAAACAGGCGGTCATAATATTATCACGCGACACATTCCTCGCGCTAAAAAATAGCCCGGTACTTCGATGCTAGCGTGTTGTAAGATATAATAGATGGCCTACGACGCTACTACTAAGCGAATTTACAATCCGATTGAGTATGGTCTACCAGGCAATGCGTGGACCGTCCAAGAGCGTGTGCCTTCGAGACAACAAATTCCTGAGTGGCAATGGTTCAACGATTTATTCTTAGTTGACCCAACAAAAAATATGCATTCGCCGGAATGGTGTGGGTGGATATGGTCGTCTCGACCGCTTGCGTCGCTTACGCGCAGATGATGTATCGTTGACATATCAATGACAAGGCTCAGTAACAAAAAACTTAGTCCGCCCGAGTGGGTTCGTATGAACGATGACTTGACCTCTGTTGCGTGTCATGTAACGTGGGAACATCTCGATGTAGATTTTGCGTTGTTTAACCACCATTTAACACTGGACATTGATCCACCTGTATTCTCGAGTCGATCAATTTCAAGGATAAACTTCGTCAAGTAAGATATTTTATAGATGAATGTGGGGTAAGTGGCGCAAGTTGTTGATGATGATAGGATTGAGCGCGTGCTTAGTCTCGTGTCATCATTTGCCAATGCAGCTTGTTCTAAGCGAATGCTCTGAACGCGCTTGTTTTCCTTTGGAGCTTTCGTTGGTTATTCACGTTGCGCCAGGCTTTAACAATAAAGAATTTATTGATGAGCAAATCGACAACGCGAACGATGTGTTAAGCGCACACGGCATTAACATAATGAGCGTTCGCCTAGTCAACGATTTGAGTGTCACGTTTGTTTCGTGGGATTCTGTAACACATGATATAGGCTATAATATTTCTGCGCTTGAGCATGAAATTCGTAATGAGCCTGAGTCGATCCACATTTTTGTTGTTAATGATATAATTGATGTCGCCGCAGACGTTGTGCCTTCGTCGACAGTAGGCTTTTATCATTCAGATAGCGCATGTGCACAGTCACTTTATATAACACATGTCGCGACGCCTGTCACGCTTGCGCACGAAATGGGTCATTATTTTGGCCTTGATCACGTCGACGACACGACTAATATTATGCATGCGCCGCTCAACGACAGGCGAAATGATGCACAATTTTCGCCTAAACAAATACATGAGATTCGCCGAAGCATAAAAAACCATTACTTACGATGTGTGGTATAGGTAATTTGAAATGCCCGCAATAGTCGACGCATTGAAAAGTGCTGGGCCAGCAATAATTGAATTCAATGAAAAATATGCGTGGCTTTTTGATGGTGATATGTTTTTGCCGCCCATCAACTTCAACATTGCGTATACGGCGCATATGTTTTATCTAGTGGGATTCGCAATCAATATGCATGCAAACAAAGCGGTGTTTTCATCACGGGTTATCAGAGTTCATGGGTGATGACGTGAAGTCTTTGAGCAAAACGTGTATTACCCCATTATTTGGTGTTGCGAGTTGTTTACGTGTTATCCTGCGTAATCTGGCAGGTTTAAGATGACAACGCAGTCATTCGAGTGGTTAAGTACTGGCGATATGCTTCTGGCAACCCCGACGGGTATTGATAGTAATAATACGGGTCAGTTTTTAGTTAAGCCGACGACGTCCAATTTTATGCATTTAATTTTTGTGGGTGCGCCAGTTACATCGCCGGCGAGGCCAGGCTCATACTATGCACAATTCATTTGTCAGCGGGTTTGTGCCGATGAGCAGGCTTTATTTAGCTCTAGAAGCTTAAGCACATTATTTCGCAATTTATTGTAAACTTAGATAGTGGACGCTGAATTTCCATTCGCTGAACATGATCTTATCATGGGCTTCACGCTGTTCACAGGCGCAATTTTAAGATACGGTCGGATTACAACCGTTGGCGTACCTACAAATCCAAAAAAGAAACCGCCAGCGTATCTCGTTAATTTAAACATTGCCAGTCATGAGGGAATGAAAATGACGATGATTGATTGCACATTCAGCAGCAGAAGCACAGGCTAAAATTAAATAATATATTTTGTTGACTTGACGCAGTCTGGTGATAGATAGAGAACAATGGCATATCTTACAGACATACTGCGTACACCAGTTGCAAGCCTCGAAGCGCTATTCGTTGAATTCCAAGATACTCTTTTAGAAGCAGAAAAAGAAGAAGCAATGGGTTCCGGTATTGACGAGGAAACGCTGCATAGTCTTATTCAGCTCGTTGAGCAACTTGGTTCAAAAAACGATGAAATCAAGGAGCTGCTTGATGATGTGGATATTCATGCAGCATCGCAAATGTAATCCTATCATTACTGTGATAAAATAGACGTAGAGAGTCTATATGAGTACACCCAAGGTTCACGGACAACAACACAAAAATTGGTTATTGCGTGCGCTTCCCATGCCTGAGTGGATTCCTGCTCGGTGGGACGTTGTTTTACACATTCCATCAAATCGGCGGGCACTTGTGATGACATCGCCGGCGTCCCCCAAGGAAATTATTGAATTGCCGGAAGGTCTAGACGTGCGGCCCGTGCTTTGCAAAATTCTCCTCGGATCAGAGATCGTTGAAGAAATCGACGTGTCAACGCTTAGCGCGCTTTAGTCTTCTATAAAAAGAATATCTTCGACGCTCATGCCACTGGCATCAAAGTCAAGTTCATTATCCATGCTTTTAGCTTCACGCTCATGTTTAAGTAATGCAGATAATAGACGCTGCATATCCTCTAAACGCGATGCAAAAGCAATTTCAGGGAACCCGTCAGGAACCATTGAAATAATTCCGATGACTCTGCCATGTCGATTGAAGATAGGCGATCCACTAGATCCATGCGTTGCAGGCAGTGCAAATACTGACCATGTTGCTTCACCGGGTGTACATGGAACAGCAAATGAATCAACTTCGGATTCAATGCAAATGTATTCGCCGCTATACGAACCATGAAACTTATTTTGTAATGTTGGCTGCCAAATGCCTAACGGCGCAGCCAGGTTCCAGATTGCAGCTCCAGGTTTAACTTGGCGTTGTGCCAAACGCATTGGAACAACACCCATGTGTTCGACTGCGACAATGCAAAGGTCTCTAGCAGGATAAAGTGCAACAACTTTTGCCGCGAAGGTTTGACCAGAACTATTCATTATTGTCATTGCTGGTTCATAGAAAATATTCTTGATTTGAATATCATCTTGAGCCGCAAGCGCACGTAATCGTTTTTCATACCATTTGTTTGATTCACACACATGCCCGGCAGTCATGACATATTGACGGTCACTGAATCTTTGGCTATTTGCAATTACAATACCAGACGCCGACGAGTGTAGCGCTGGTCCGGGCATTAATCGACAATCAGGACTTTTTGTTTCTTTCGATTCCTTACACGCGTTAATAATGACAGGTTCAGCATCTATTTGAAAAAAAGCAAACGCCTCACGCGGAAATTGTGTATCTGCACCATCACTTGAATGATTACATGCAGAAACATTTAGAAAAAGAGTGCTAACAAACATTGCGAATGTAAGTCCACGTTTAAATCTTGTTGTTAACTTCATCCCCTATATACCTTATGTTGTGTGACTTAAATCACATATCTATACATACTGTACATATCCGTTAGACGAAGTGTATTATCTTTTAGTGATAAAACAATGAATTAATATGTCGATGAGTAACACATCTGCTCGGCACCCAGCCGAGCGTACACCTGAGTCTAAAAAGCTGAGGGTTTTTGATTTTGATGACACACTCGTCAAAACCGATTCACGTATCTATTATCGACGCGGCGATGGAGATGAAAAATCCTTGTCACCTGGTGAGTTTGCAGTGCATAAGTCACATCCGGATGACGTTTTCGATTTTCGAGATTTCCAAGGGGTACTGCGTAATCCGCGCGAGATCAAATGGGTTGTGAATATTCTTCAGCATGTATATGCAAAGTATGGACCTTCAGACGTGATGATCTTGACTGCGAGGCATGAATATAAACCCATTCGTCAATTCCTTGTCGATATCGGTGTACCAGGAACATTCGTTGTTGCCTTAGGTACCAATAGCCCCCAAGCGAAAGCGAATTACATTGAGCAACGAATTATTCAAGACGAGTTAGAATATGTTGAATTTTTCGACGATTCAATTCACAATATTAACGCTGTTGACGAACTATCAACCAGATATCCTGGTGTCAAGATCATTACACGCCTGATGCAACACCGATAATTCTTGCATACATACTATTGCAGGAAGCTATGGCTGATGAATCTTTAAACTATGGGCTTTTGGATGTTAAGATCCTATCACTTGCGGAGGCACAAAAGGCGATGTCGGCTAACATCGAAACGCTTAAGGCGCGACTTGTAGATCCACCGGGCGGGCTTTTTATGCAAGTCAAGGGCCTAACAAATGATGTTGAGGAGCTTGAAGAAGATATTTTCGATTCGAAAACGAATCTTGAAAAGCTGGTCGATGTTTGCACGAAACATGAACAGCGAACATCTCTTATCGAAAACTGGATGTCAAATCATGAGCAAAGCGATATCAGAATGCGAGATTCTGTCACTGCGCTTGCAACAGCGATAAAGCCTCTGGGCGTTGATTATGAACGTCGAATGGGCGTTAAAAAATGGACAGATAAAATTATTTGGGCAGTCCTGGCGATTTTGATTACAGGATTAGCCACAACAGTTAAGTCTGTGTTTGTTGATCATGATGCTGACTTAGAACGGCTCGATCGCATTGAGCAACTAATTGAAATGCGGGCTTCTGCACCAGCAGCGTTTATGATGGCGCCTGAACATCACGTGTCAGCCGATCCCGCACCGGAACCAGATCCTGCAGTCGAGTCACCCGAGCCCGAGGAGTCGATGTCTGAGCTTATTCTCGATGTCCCAGACGATGATGAAGATGACGACGATCTTATTATGGACGATGATGGCGTCGATACAGATTCAGAATACACCGATCCTATGATCGATTAATCGCACGCCAGTTGTGTAATCTCATAATATATGATGTATAATTGAGCTTGACGGGACAAGTGTCGCGCTTGTTACAAGCCTCGCTATGTTAATCGACACAGCAGATGACTACTTCTGGGCTCCTTCGTCGGAAGGTTCACCTGCTGATATCGTGCTTTTTTTTGCACATTACGATTCTGACGTCGGAACGCCGTATGACAACGTCAAGCGTAATGATTTTTGTATGATTGCATTTATTTCTAGGAGAATATGATTTTTACAAATATTATTGACGCAGCATCGTATTGTAAGCATCTACGCGAAAATGAGCAGACAATTGTTACAGTATCCGGAGGATTTGATCCGTTTCATATTGGGCATTTGAAATATTTGCAGGCGGCTGCTAAGCTTGCAGATTGTCTTGTTGTTATTGCAAATGGCGATGGGTTTCTCGAACGAAAAAAGGGTAAAGCGTTTATGAAGCAATCCGAAAGGATGGAAATTCTTAACGCGTTACGTTGCGTTAGCGCTGTTGTTGCGTGGGATGACGGTACACAAACTGTAGTTGGCGCGCTAGATGCGATTAGACCCAACATCTTCGCGAACGGTGGAGATCGCAGCAATAGCAAGGATGTGCCAGAAGTTCCTATTTGCGAAAATATCGGGTGTGCGCTGGCATTTGGTGTCGGCGGCGAAGAAAAGCTACAAAGCTCTTCAAATTTGCTTGCTGGTCTCACAAGTGCGAAATAACGCAAATACGCAATCCTCGATTTATCACAACCTCGAAAATAAAAGAATCTTTTTTGTCACAAATACGTGTAAAACCGGCTTGAACCAGATATAATAGACACACGATGCGCTTGAGGCACTCACATATCAGCTTACATACCCAGCAATCGATGCTGGGGAGAAAGCTCTCATCTATCCTCATTTTGGGTATAGAGAGTGTTGGTATGTCCGCTTTGCGCTAACACTCTAGAAAACAACAAAAGCGGGACCTTATCACATAATGTGATAGAGTTCAAAACTTATGGTGTCTATAGTAGAGTGGTTACTACGTCTGTCTGTGAATCAGAAAACCTGGGTTCAATTCCCAGTAGATACCCCGCTAGCTAGTGTGGTGGAATGGTATACACATACGCCTTAGACGCGTACGGAGCAATCCTTAAGAGTTCGAGTCTCTTCACTAGCACCAATTTATATCGATGTGGCGTAATGGTAGCCGCGCTGGTCCGAGGCATCAGTGGGAGAAATCCCGTAAGAGTTCGAATCTCTTCATCGATACCATGACTTGAAAAAGTCAAGCTTTTTAAAAACAGCATAGAAGAACATGAAGACAATGGAAGATCCCGCTAAGTGGTTGGCAACTCGGTTTGAACCCGAGGGCGAGGTTAAACTCGGGGGTTCGACTCCTCGATCTTCCGCTATAGTGAGGTGACCGAGTGGAAAGGTGCCGGGTTGCTAACTCGAGGCCGGGTAACACCGACGCAGGTTCGATCCCTGTCCTCACTTCCAAACTCGAATCAGAGGGATTCGAATTAATGTATAATAAAGCATGAACAAAACGTGTTACACAGTTTACCGTACAACGAACCTGATCAATGGCATGCATTACATTGGAATTCATGAAACAGTGAATCCAAATGATGGATATCTTGGGTCTGGAACTCGTATTTCACGGGCGATTCAAAAACACGGTCGTAAGAGCTTTAAGAAGGAAATTCTTGCATCTTTTGATTCTTATGAAGAAATGATTGAGCTTGAGCGGAAACTGGTCAACGAAGAATTTATTCGATCTGAGAAAACCTATAACGTAGCATTCGGCGGCGATCGTTTAACATCAGAATTGCAAAGACAAAATTCACCATATACTGATCCGGATTATTGGACGGATGAACGACGAGCTGAATGGTCTGCTAGGGCTGTGATCCAAAATTACGAACGTTTGAAAGATCCAGTTTATCGACGAAAGAATGCAGCTATGCTTCGATCAATTTGGCCAGGACGTAAGCATTCAAAAGAATCAAAGGCAAGAATGCGTAATTCACAAATTGGAAAGCATGTTGGTTCAAAAAACTCCCAATTTGGAACATGCTGGGTCTTCAACGAAGATCTTAAGCAGAATAAGAAGATCAAAAAAGATGAATTAGATTTGTGGCTTTCACAAGGGTGGGCACAAGGAAGAAAAATGAATTTTTAGGAATATACGCAAATGTTGGGTTTTTGCATTCGCCTGGAAAGCGAACGTGGCGCAAGTCACCATCCGTTCGATTCGGATATATTCCTCCAAGCAGTAAGAGGTCTGCTTATATCAAACGCTTTGTGTATTACACCCTGTCCTCATAGAGGAGAAGCTAAGACCATAAAAAACCTCACTTCGGGCCCGTAGTTTAATGGAGAGAATACCCAGATGCGTACGCATTATTGAAAACGGGTGATCTAGGTTCAAGTCCTAGCGGCGTCCACTGTGTTTTGTATTCACTGTCGACATGGCTGTCATCACAATATCAAAACAGAGATCAGCGTGCTAAACAGCGAAGACGACGAATAGCGTCTAAAGAGAACGCCAACTCACTATTCATTTTAGGGGTATTTAGGTCAGAGGCCTTCCCTCAGGCGTAGTTCTGGGGAACCGAGTTCGACTCTCGGATGCTCCACCGACAGCTTGAGGTCTGCGTGTCTTAAAACCTCATTTAGGGTTCTGAGCTCGATCTGGTTGAGCTTTTTAGGTGTGAAGGTACCATTCACATTTATTGCTTGAACTAAACAGCGAAGTGTTGCAACGCTTAAAAGCTGTCACTAGAGTCAAGTTACGGCGATGCGCCGTGGCCTGGGTTCAAATCCCAGGGAATCCACCATTATGCTATTGGGAGATTAGGGGTAGCACGGCGAGCTGCAACCCTCATATCGGTGAGAAGCCGATTTTAATCACGTGCTACATAGTCCGTAGCTAGTATTGGCAACTTATATGATTGAGAAGCTGTATGACAACAGCAAAGTTGCACTATATTGGGAAATCGTATATCGGCATTACGACTGGTTCTGGTCCAGTAGAGGAGGGTTCGATTCCTTCTTTCCCAACCCTTTACAGTAAGACTCGAACCGAGTATAATACTGTTATGCCACAGTTTCACTATGTTTATGAGATCACAAATCTCATTAATCAAAAAACGTATATTGGAAAGCATTCAACAGACAATATGAATGACGGATATATGGGAAGCGGAAAACTAATCAAGCTTGCCATTCAAAAATACGGTATTGAAAATTTTAAAAAAGTGGTAATTGCCGAATTTAAGACGGCACAAGATGCATTATTGCTTGAGCAACGCCTGGTTGATATTGATGTTGTCAACAATGATAACACGTATAATCTTATAAGAGGTGGCGGCGGTAATGGCGACGGTGGTTGGCTCCGGGAGGATGCTGATACATTGATGCTTCGAAAAGCAGCACTTCGAAAACGCAATACAGCCTTTTTAAAAAAACTGTGGGCTGATCCTGTCTGGCGCGCCAAAAAATGTAATGCGATTAGTGAACGTTTTAAACGCTTACACGCTGAAGGATTCTTTAAGCACACACCTTCATTTAAAGGCATGCATCATACAGCTGTCACTAAACAGCGAATTGGACAAGCGAATGCGATTCATCAAAAGGGATCAGGCAATTCGCAATTTGGCAAGTGTTGGATCTTTAATAAGCAGCTTTGTAAGAATAAAAAGGTGAAAAAAGATGAGCTGGCAACTTGGTTGTCGCAGGGTTGGTCAAAAGGAAGAAAAATGAAATTTTAAACGAGAGACCCGGGTTCGAGCCCCGGCGATGGAGGGCGACCACATGAGAGAGAACATGGGGCCTTCGGGATTCTCGTAGTTTAATGGTCAAAGAACACTCACTTTTTTCATTCGGGAGGCTTTGAGGTCAAGATTTCGTGCTTTGAACGCGAAAGGTCAGGATCGTTACCTGACTCCCGATCCAATATTTAAGTTGCCGTTAAGCCACCGCCGTGCGCGAAGCTCGTCGGATAAGTACTTAACGCCTGATCGCAAGGGGGAGGTCAGGATTCGTATAAACTGCAGGTATTCCCCTATTTTTTAAAACGTAAGTGCTACTTTTTCATAAGAGCACTCAACGATGATTGTAAGAGGTGTTGTCCCCCGGATCACCCTTTCTTTTTTCTCATTTTGACAAAAAGAAGCTGGTTCGATTGGCTCATCCGATCCGTTATAGTCAAGGATTCCGAAATCAGCTGTTTCTATAGCGAGTTTTTGGAATTCCCATTTTTCAATTTTGTTTCCTTTTCTGTCAAGCAGCGTTATGGAACCGTCACGATCATCATTTTTATCAATCCATTCCATAATCTGCTGTGATCCTGACGGATCGATACAGTCATATACTTCGAACCTAATGTTTTGAAATCCGCCTTTGGACTTTATGTAAGTGGGTCTTTCTACTTTTTTGAGTAGAAAATTGTCAATTCCCTCAACGTTAAAAAGCCATCGAAAACGTTCTTTCGGTTCAAATTTTTCTTTTTCCATGTATCAATAAATATTCACCTACTTAATTTCGGGGATGAGTTGGTCAAGGGGCAGCGTACCCCAGGGAGGTTCGATTCCTCATCTGGCTTCGGCCGGCGTAGGTTGCAAAAGTGGGTTCGACTCCCACGTCCCCACCTTTTTTATACACACGAGGCTCGAAGGGTTTTAGGCGCTGTGCTGATATCACAGTTTAAGCAGGTTCAACTCCTGCCGTGTGTACCAATGTTAAGCATATGTAGCTCAGCTAGTCAGAGCGTCGGCTTGCCAAGTCGAAGGTCGCGGGAGCGAAGCCAGTCATGTGCTCCAATATGTTTGAATGGTTAAAAACCGTCATTAAATCATCGGAAGGTGTAGCGTAATTTAGTGACGCAGTGATCGTGCCCGAGGGATCGCTGATTGATGAAGGTTGGATTGATCACCTC